CGCTGCTCACGGACCAGAACCTGCGCTTTGCCACCTCCAGGGCGCTCACGGCCACCGCTCGCGCTGCACAGGCTGAGCTGAAGCAGCAGACCCCCCGCTACATCAACCAGCCCACCCGCTGGACGCTCAACGGCACATACGTGCGCTTTGCACGGCCGGACACCCTCGAGACCGAGGTGGGATTCCGCTCCGACCCCCAAGGCCGGGGCAATGCCGCAGGCCGCTACCTGCAGCCGATCGTCAAGGGCACCACGCCGAAGCTGAAGGGCGCCGACCTCGCGGCCAGCAAGATCGCCCGTGAGGCGCCCGGCGCTGTGCTGGTGCCAGCCAAGGGCTCAGGCCTCACCAACGCAGCAGGCAATGTCTCGCTGAGCAAGTACGCCACGATCCTCGGCCAGGCACGCCAAGGCGGCGGGCAGTACTTCGTCGGGCCGGTCAAGCCGGGCAGCTCGATCAAGGCCGTGTTCGAGCGCAAGGAGGCCTTCATCAGCCGCACCTCCACGCTGGAGCGCAGCACCCGGCGCGTGTTCACCATCGACCCCAACCCCAAGCAGCGGCGCCCGCAGTTCCCGGTGCGCGAGATCCTCACCAAGGCCTTCGGGCAGGCATGGCCAGCCGAGGTGCGGAAGGCCTACGAGGCCGAGGTGCAGCGCAAGCTGGGGAAACGCTGAGATCCCTTGCAGCGCAGGCATTCTCAACTGCGACCCATGCTGAGATCACGGCATCGTTGTATCGTCATGCACCCCCATCGCTGAGATCCCTTGCGGCGCAAGGGGTTTGGGCCGAGGGGCACCCTGTTGAGAATGATTCTCAATAGCGGGAGCGGGTCCCTCCTGCCCCACGGGCCGCGGGTATTTCGCAACCCCGCGCTTCGGCTAGCGTCAGGTCTCATCGGTCTCTAACGGGACTCAGCGTGAGACAAAAGGCCATAGTCTCCCCACGAGTTAAGCGGTTAACTAGGCTGAGTTAACCAACGCTAGAGCCGAAAACCTTAGTGCTCGTCACGTTTTCCGAGTTCGCCGCGCTGAAGGGATGCTCGAAAGCTGCTGTTACTGCAGCTATTCGATCGCGGATTGGCGCGGCTGTTGTGGAGAAGGACGGCAAGCGCTGGCTGGACCGCGACTTGGCGCTGGAGCTGTGGCGGAAGAACACCAAGGCGACGCACAACGCGAAGGTGAGCCAGCCCGACCCGATCGAGCCACGCACGCCGGTGGAGCTGCGCAAGGCGATCGATCGGCTGCCGGATGATGCGATCCCCGAGCTCAATGAGAGCCGGGCGCGGCGTGAGCACTACCAGGCGGAGCTGGCGAAGCTGCAGGTGGCGCAGCAGCGCAAGGAGCTGGTGCCGGCGGATGAGGTGAAGAAGCAGGCGTTTCAGATTGGACGCAGCGTGAGAGAGGCGCTGTCGAATCTGGCTGATCGGCTGTCGCACCAGCTGGCCGGCGAAACCGACCCTGCGGTGATCCACCAGCTGCTGAGCGATGAGCACCGCGATGCGCTGCTGGCGCTGGTGGAGGCAGACCGATGAGCGTCTGGCGCACGGCCTTTATGGACGGGCTGCGGCCGGAGCCGCCACTGACGGTGAGCGTGTGGGCTGACAAGCACCGGAGGCTGAGCAGCAAGGCCTCAGCGGAGCCTGGACCGTGGCGCACCAACCGGACGCCGTACCTGCGTGAGCCGATGGACTGCCTGAGCACCACCAGCACGGTGCAGCGGGTGGTGATGATGTTCGCGGCGCAGACCGGCAAGACCGAGAGCGGCAGCAACTGGCTGGGCTACGTGATCGCGCACGCACCGGGGCCGATGCTGCTGGTGCAGCCGACCGTGGAGATGGCGAAGAGGCTGAGCAAGCAGCGGCTGGAGTCGCTGATCAGCGAGACACCGGTGCTGACGGAGAAGATCGCGCCGGCACGGGCACGCGACTCGGGCAACACGATGTTCGCGAAGGAGTTCCCCGGCGGCATGATGCTGCTCACGGGTGCGAACAGCGCGACCGGCCTGAGATCGACACCGTGCCGCTACATCTTCATGGATGAGATCGACGCCTTCCCGGCTGACGTGGACGGCGAAGGTGATCCGGTGAGCCTGGCGGAGAAGCGTGCGACCACGTTCGCGCGGCGGAAGATCCTGCTCACCAGCACGCCGACCGTGAAGGATTTCAGCCGGATCGAGGCGGAGTACGAACGCAGCGACCAGCGGCGCTTCTTCGTGCCATGCCCGAGCTGTGGCGCGATGCAGTGGCTGAAGTGGCCGCAGCTGAAGTGGGAGAAGAACGACCCGAGCACGGCGGTCTACGAGTGCGAGCACTGCCACGAGCGCTTCGCCGAGATCCACAAGCCGGCGATGCTGCGCCAGGGTGAGTGGCGCGCGACGGCGCCGAGCGACGGCAAGACGGCCGGCTTCCAGCTGAGCGGGCTGTATTCGCCACTGGGCTGGCTGAGCTGGGCCGACATGGTGGACGACTTCCTGCGGGCGAAGTCGGATGCACCGATGCTCAAGAGCTTCGTCAACACCCGGCTGGCGGAGACGTGGGAGGAGGACTTCGCCAGCAAGGTGAGCGCGAGCACGCTGCTGGAGCGCTGCGAGGCCTATGCGGGCGGCAGGCTGCCTGATGGCGTGCTGGCGGTGACGATCGGCGTGGACGTGCAGGGCGGTGGCGGCTCAGCGGGTGATCGCCTGGCAGTGAGCGTGTGGGGCTGGGGCCGCGGCGAGGAGGGCTGGCTGATCGATCACCAGGAGATCGCGGGCGACCCGTGCCAGGCGGAGGTGTGGAAGCAGCTCGATCTGCTGGTGCTGCACGAATGGGAGCACGCCGGTGGCGGCAAGCTGCGGGCGGACGTGGTGGCGGTGGACTCCGGCGGCCACGCGACGGCGGAGGTGTACCAGTACGCGCGGGAGCGCGCTGGTGTGGGCGTGATCGCGATCAAGGGTCAGAGCCAGCGGGGCAAGCCGCCGATGGGCAAGCCTGGCAAGGTGGACATCAACGCCAAGGGGCAGACGCTGAAGCGCGGCGCGCAGGTGTGGCCGGTGGGTGGCGACACGATCAAGACCACGCTGTTCGGCAGGCTGAAGCACAACGAACCCGGCGAGGGTTACCTGCACTTCCACGCGCAGACGGGCGGTGAGTATTTCGAGCAGCTGACGGCTGAGAAGCAGGCGCTGCGGTACGTGAAGGGCTTCCCCGTGAGGGAATGGGTGAAGAAACCAAGCGCGCGTAACGAGGCGCTGGATTGCCTGGTCTATGCGTATGCGGGATTAAATCGGCTCTATTCGCGGTATGACCGCAGAACAATCTGGGATCAGCTGGAAGCAAGGCTGCAGAAGGCAGCTGATGGTGCGAGCAAGCCGCAGCTAAGATCGGGCAAGGGCAAAGCGCCTTCGTTCGCTACCAGCTGGTGAGGCCGTGAACATCCCCGCGCAAATCAGGGCCGGTGACACGGTGACGTGGCGCGATGAGGCGTCACGCGACAACCTCGGCGCTGCGATCACATCAAGCGGCTGGACGCTGACGTACTACCTGCGCACCAACACCGCGAGCGAAGGCGCGACGGTGGTGGGGACCAGCGCGGGCGAGGGCTGGCAGTTCACGATCGCCGCGACCACCAGCGCGGGCTTCGATGCAGGGCAGTGGTACTGGCAGGCGCTGGCCACCAGCGGCGCGGACAAGCTGACGATCGGCTCGGGGCAGCTGCAGGTGCTGGCTGGCCTCAGCTACACGGGCAGCCCGGCGGCCTTCGATGGCCGTTCGCAGGCGCAGAAGGATCTTGAGGCGGTGCAGGCGGCGATCCGCGCGATCGTCTCCGGCGGCGTGGTGCAGGAGTACAAGATCGGCACGCGCAGCCTGAAGAAGTACGAGATGGCGGACCTGATCCAGCTGGAAAGCAAGCTGAAGGCGGAGGTTAAGCGCGAACAGGCGGCCACAATGGTCGCAAATGGGCTCGGAAGCCCGCACAACCTGTTCGTGAGGTTCTGATGGGCGTTCGCAGCGCAATTCTGGGCTGGCTGCAGCGCGGAACACCGGAACCGGTGAAGGCACCGCGGCGGCGGATGTATGAGGGCGCGAAGTTCTCGCGGCTGACGGCTGACTGGGTGACGGGCAACACCAGCGCGGACAGCGAGGTGTACGGCTCAGCGCAGAAGCTGCGCGATCGAGCCCGGCAGCTGTGCCGCGACAACGACTACGCCAGGCAGGCGCTGCGTGCCATCGAGGGCAACGTGGTCGGGCAGGGCATCCCGTTTCAGGCGCAGGTGCGGATGCTGCGCGGCGGCCGGCTGGATGGTGGCATCAACGATCAGATCGAGCAGGCATGGCGCCAGTGGATCAAGGCGCGGCATTGCCACACCGGCGGCAAGCTGACGTTCCACGACATCGAGCGGCTGGTGGTGCGCGCGTGCGCCGAGTCCGGCGAGGTGTTCGTGCGGCTGGTGAAACAACCGTTCGGCGGCAGCAGCGTGCCGCTCGCGATCGAGGTGCTCGAGGCTGATCTGCTGGACGACGGGCTCAACGGCCGCAGCCAGCAGGGCAACGAAATCAGGATGGGCGTCGAGGTGGACACCTGGGGCCGCCCGGTGGCCTATCACTTCCTCGCCTATCACCCCGGCGATTATCAGTTCAGCAACCAGCAGATCTCGACGCAGCGGCACAAGCGCGTGCCGGCCGAGGAGGTGATCCACCTCTACCGGATGGAGCGGCCGGGGCAGACCCGCGGCGTGACGTGG